ACTGCGGAAGTAATGCAACGCTAACAGGAGACTCAGGAGGAATGACTGCGACCGCTGGTCCAGTAACATTAACACCATAATGACATACGCAGAACTAGTACAAAAAATTAGAGATTACACAGAGGTAGATGATAATGTATTTACAGCTACGATTGTAAATGGTTTTTTATCAGATGCTGAATTTAGAATTTTAAGAGATGTTGATTCTGATAATAATAGAAAATATGCACAAGCAGATATTGTTGCTGGAAATAGATATGTAAATACACCATTAATTAATGATCAGACTTTAGTTATTAGATCCGCGCAAATCACTAACTCTACAGGTGGTGCAGATAATTCAAATAGAGAATTTTTAGAGTACAGAGATGTAAACTTTATTTCTGAATATAACCCAACTGGAGCTCAAGGATTACCAAAATACTACAGTTACTGGGATGAAAATACAATTGTGATAGCTCCAACACCCGATCAAAATTATAATATGCAGTTAAACTATATCTTGAAACCTACTGGATTATCGAGTACAAATACAACTACATACTTAAGTTCTGAATTCCCTAATGGTCTTTTGTATGCATGTCTCGTCGAGGCTTATGGATTTTTAAAAGGTCCAGCTGATATGATCCAATTCTACGAAGGAAAATATAAGCAAGCTCTTGAAGGATTCTCAGTAGAACAAATGGGAAGAAGACGAAGAGATGAATATCAATCAGGTGTTCCTCGACTCGGAAAATAAATTAAGGAGATAAAATATGGCTATAACACAAGCGGTTGCAAACAGTTTTAAAAAAGAAGTACTAGAAGGTGAACATACGTTTCAATTTTCTGGTGGTGATGTTTTCAAACTTGCGATGTATGTATCTACTGCGACGTTAAATTCTACTACTACAGTTTATGCAGACACTGGAGAAGTTTCAGCTTCAGGTCAGTATGTTGCAGGTGGTGGAAAACTAGTAAAACCAAATCCAAGTACTTCAGTTGCATCAGGTGTTGCAATAGTTGACTTTAATGATTTGTCTTTTACAGGTGTAACGATCACAGCTAGAGGAGCTTTAATTTATAATACTTCATCGTCTAACAAGGCGGTTGCAGTATTAGATTTTGGCGCAGACAAAACAGCAACTTCAGGAACATTTACAATTCAGTTCCCACCATTTACAACTTCAGCAGCTATTCTAAGAATCGGCAACTAATAGGAGTTTAACCTATTATGGCCAATGCTTGGGGTGAATTAAGTTGGAATGCAGGAAATTGGGGTGAACAAAACGACATAACTGTATCTGTTACAGGTGTTGGAGGAAATCCTATTGCCTATGGTCAAAGAACTTTTGGCTCAAGTTCTTTTGGTGGTGAATCACAAAATATTCCATTAAATTTAGGTGAAGAAACTATTTCAACAGAGATAAATTCTGGTTGGGGTGGAGAAGCTTGGGGAGATAATGCCTGGGGAATCCTTGGTGATGTTTTAGTTTCTGGAATTTCTTTATCCGTTAATGTTGGAAGTATCACTGAAATTAATGCGGATGCAAATGTTATTCCAACAGGATCACAACTAAGTTTAAATATAGGTCAAGTTGAAAGTTTTGGTTTAGCAATAATTCCTGTTACAGGATCTCAAATAAATATTTCTCAAGGTGATGAAAGTGTAGATTTAAATAATATTTACTCATTAAGTGGAATTGAACTTAGTGCAAATTTAGGAACTGTAGTTGGTCAAAACGAACAAGGTTGGGGAAGAGATGATTGGGGTTCTGAAGTTTGGGGTGCAGAAGGTATTTGGCAAACTGTATCTGTTTCAGGAGAAAGTTTAAGTATATCTTCAGGTGAACAAGAAGCTTGGGGAGAACTTACATGGGGTACTTATGAATGGGGTGGAAACTCTGTAACGGATGTTGATATTAAAACATTTGCTGCTGTAACAGGTCAAGAATTAACAGCAGCCGAAGGAACAGTTGATCCTAGTCCAGATGCTACTGTTGTAGGTATTGGTTTATCTGCAAGTCTTGCAGTTGGATCAGTTATTGAAGCGGATGCAAATGTAGTAATAAGTAATGGTTTTGGTTTAACACTATCACAAGGACAAGCAGAATTAGACGCTGTAACTTTTGCAAATATTACTGGACAACAGTTAAATTTTGCTTTAAACAGTGCAGTAGCAGGCGCTTCTGCAGAGGTTTCACCAACAGGTGTACAAGCAAATATTAATACTGGAAATATAAGTATTCAGGCTTGGCAAATTGTTGACACTGGAACTAGTGTAGCGTATACTGAAGTTTCTACCGGATCTGATGTCACTTGGAATGATATTGACACAGCCGCTTAAATTTAGTAAAAATATTAACATAAGGAATTAAAATTATGGCATCAAGTTATTCGGCAGATTTAAAATTAGAGTTAATGGTCACTGGTGAAAAAGCCGGTTTATGGGGTGACATTACAAATACAAATTTAACAATTGTACAACAAGCAATCGCTGGTTATGAATCAGTTGCAGTTACAAATGCAACAACAGGTACAACTTTCACATTTACAAATGGTGATATTTCAAATGGTAAAAACGCTGTTGTAGATTTAACAGGTACAATTACAACCTCAGTTAATTTTGTTGTTCCAGATTCAATAGAAAAAACATATATTGTAAAAAACTCTACTTCAGGGACACATACAGTAGGATTTAAAACAGCTTCCGGAACAGGAGCAACTTTTGGTACAACTGATAAAGGTACTAAAATTGTTTATTCTGATGGAACTAATATTATAGACGTATTTGCTAATCAAAATCAGATAGGCTTATTTACTATACCTTCGGCAGATGGTACTAGTGGACAATTAATGCAAACAGATGGTTCAGGAACATTAAGTTTTACAGACCCATTTACAACAGGAAAAGCTATTGCAATGGCAATAGTTTTCGGGTAATATAAAAATAGGAGATAAAAATTATGGCAAACCCAAATATAGTAAATGTAACTTCGATTCTTGGTAAATCACATCAAGCTGCATTAACAACAACTTTAACAACTGAGATTTTAGCAAATGCTGGATCTTCAGGGGAAGTATATAAAATTAATTCTATAATTGTAGCAAATATAGATGGTACAAATTCTGCAGACGCTTCAGTATTTATAACTAAATCAGGTGGATCACCGATTGCAATTGCAAGTACAATAGCTATACCGGCTGATGCATCATTAACAGTCATAGATAAAAATACATCTTTTTATTTAGAAGAAGGTGATAACATCGAAGCTGGTGCAAGTGCTGATAATGATTTAGTTATAACTATATCATATGAAATAATATCATCATCTTAATAGGAGGTATTAATAAGTGGCTCATTTCGCTGAAATAAGATCAAGTGATAACAAAATTTTAAGAGTTGTTGTAATTAATGATTCAGATGTTGTTGCTAATGGAGGAGAGTATTCTTCAGAAGCTGAAACATGGGTTGCTAATAACATACCTAATGATATTACTTTAGAGTTAGACCCCTATCCTTCAACGTACTGGAAGCAAACTTCTTATAATACTCGTCAAGGTAATCACTATCAATCAGATAATCAAACTTTATCAGATGATCAAACTAAAGCAAAAAGATTTAGATATGCAACACAATTAGGTACTTATAATCCTACAGAAGATATTTTTATAGATCCAAAACCATTTCCATCTTGGACATTTAACAATACTACTAAAGCATGGGACCCACCAACACCTATGCCAAATGAAGTAGATGAAAATGGAATAATAATAGTATATAATTGGAATGAAGAAACACAAACTTGGGAGACAATATAATGGCAAATGGCGGAATAATAGGACCAACAAATGATCCAATTAGTTTAACAGTAAGCGCACCCGGAACTGCAGTTAATTTTACTGGTTCTGGAACTTTTACACCTTTTTCGGCACCTGCAGCGGCGGATAATTTTAGAACAGCAAATGTTTTAGCAATCGCTGGTGGAAGAGGTGGTGGAAGTAATATTAGTTCTGGTGGAGGAGCCGGTTTTTTTCAATACACTCCAGCTCATTCTATACCTGGTTCTGCAGCACCAGTAACAATTGGTGGCGGTGGTTCAGGAGGATCTGGAAACGGCGGAGCATCTACTGCTGGTTTTGCCTCTCCTGTTGCAGCACCCACTGGAGTTTATCCCCCTCATGATATAGATGGTACTGGAACATATGTCGCTGGAGGTGCAACAGGTCCTACTGGAACTAGAAATGGTGGCGGAGGATCATCTAGTAATGGTGGCCCTGGTGTTGGAGAAGGTGGTAATGGTACAGCTTCACCTGGAACAGATACTGCAGTAAAAGCTGGCGGAGGCGGAGGAGGAGCTTACCCTGGTCAACCCGCAGGCGGCGGAGGAAGCGGCGGAGGCGGTAGTGGTACTTCTTCATTCGGAGCTTCAGGATCAGCTGCTAGTGACAATACAGGATCTGGCGGCGGAGGCGGCGGCGGAAATGGAGGCAGCGGCGGAGGCGGCGGAGGCGGTTTTGTTGCTATTAAAGAACTAGATATAAATGTTGAATCAGCTTCTGGAATTTGGGGATTATCCGAACAGTATCAAGCTCAAAAAGAAGGAATTTGGCCATCTTAATATTTTGTGTCTTTCAAAGTAATTAAAAATTTTCTTAAACAAGAAGAAGCAGATTACATAGAAAGCACCATGCTTTCATCTACTTTTCCATGGTTTTATTCTGGTTCTGTAAATACTCCAGAAGATAGTGATAGATTTTTTTTCTCACATTCTATAATTCATGAAGGCAATATAAATTCAACTTTTTATAATGATATTGCATCACCAATATTAAAAATATTAAAACCAAATAAACTAAATAGAATTAAATGTAATTTATTTGTAAAACAAAATGAACAAATTAAAGCTGGTATGCATACAGATATGAAAGAAGAACATATGGTTCTTTTGTATTATGTTAATACAAACAACGGATTTACTTTATTTGAAAACGGTGATAAAGTTCCCTCTATAAAAAATACAGCATTAATATTTGATGGTAAATTAAAACATGCTGCTGTGTTACAGACAGATGAAAAAGTTAGAATTAATGTAAATATAAATTATCTATGAAAATCATTGATAATTTTTTGCCTAAAGAAACGGCTGATTTAATAGAAGAAAAAATGCTTTGTAATACCTTTCCTTGGTTTTACGAAGATTGTGTTAATACAGCAAAAGACAATAAAAGATTTTTCTTTACGCATGCTATAATTAAAGAAAGAGTTTGTTACTCTGGATTCTATGAAAGTATAGCAGCACCCATATTAAATAAATTACAACCTAATAAAATATCTAGAATTAAATGTAATCTATATCCTCGAGAGAATGAACAATATATAAAAGGTTTTCATATTGATTTGCCAGAAAAACATAAAGTTCTTTTGTATTCTGTAAATACTAATAACGGCTTTACTTTGTTTGAAAATGGAGATAAAGTGCCCTCAATAAAAAACACTGCTTTAGTTTTTGATGGAAATTTAAAACACGTAGGCGTGCCACAGACAGATGAAAAAATCAGAATGAATATAAACATTAATTATTTATGAAAATAATACAACCGTTTCAGTATTTAATTGCAACTACCACTATTAATAATATTGATACAAACAGCTTAAATAAATTTGCAAAAAAAATATTTAACGAGGAACCTTCTATTGTTGCAAATAATTCAGGGGGGTATCAAAGTTCTAATTTATTAGGACGCGAAGAAGTAAAAGATTTGTCTGAAAAAATACAAACAGCTATACGTCCTTACACAGGTTATTTTACTTTTAAAAACAATTTAAAGTTATGTAATATGTGGTTAAATATAAATGATATAAAAGATTCAAATACCTTACACGATAATCCTTTTACTAAATTGTCTGGAATTTTTTATAGTAATGCCTCTGAAAACTGTGGAGATTTAATTTTTTCAAATCCGGTTGAGGTAGAACATTTTATTAATAGTAGTGAACTTAATGAATACAACTCTTACAATTGTTCTAAATATAAAATAATTCCTCAAAACAATATGTTAGTTATCTTTCCATCTTTTTTAAAACACGAAGTTACTATTAATACATCTAAAAATAAAAAAATATTTTTTTCATTTAATTTAATTTAATGAATATACTTTCTATATATACTTCTCATGACGGATGCATAACATATGTAGAAGATAATAAAATTATATTTCATACACAATTGGATAGATATAATCGTTTTAAATATTATACTTTTCCAGTGAAAGAAATAATAAAAAAAATAGAAAAATTACCTATAGACAAAATATTAATATCTTCCTCTGAAAACAATTCAATGGGAATCTGGGAAGATTTAATAAATAATAGTAAAAAACTAAAAAACATAAATATTCATTTTTATAATGATAAACACCATCATTTGTTTCATGCATACTGTGCATTAACTTGGAATAAAAATATAGAAAATATATTAGTGTGTGATGGAACAGGAGCTTTAGTTGTAAATGCAGGAGACATGGAAAGAGAGAGTCAATATATTTTTAAAGACAATGAATTAAAACATATAACAACTGAATTTAATAAAATAGGTTTAGATTATCAAATTTTTACAGCATTAACTTTTGAACATCCTTTGGCTTGTGGTAAAACAATGGCTTTTAGTTTACATGATAAAGGTTCTAAAAAAACACAAGAAGACTATGAAAAGAGCATGACCGATTTAATTACAAAATGGGATATAAAAGATAGTTTGTTATTTACTGGAGGTTGTGCACAAAATATTTTATATAATTCTAAGTTAATACCTAAATTTAAAAATATATTTTGTGATCCTTTTAATGGAGATTTTGGTTTAAGTTTAGGAGCTGCAAATTATTTTTTAGAAAATAAAATAAGAAACGATACTGTTTATTTAGGTATACCTCAAGATCTAGATGTTTCAATTTTTTCTAAATATAATATTTTAGATAAAGATACGGAAGAAGTTGCTAAAATTTTATTAGAAGATCCTGTTGCTATATTTCAATCTAGAAGTGAACAAGGTCAAAGAGGGTTAGGCAATAGATCATTGTTAATGAGTCCATTACATAAAAATTCTCAAGAAAAACTTAATAAAATAAAAAAAAGAGAGTGGTTTAGACCTTTTGCGTGTTCTATTTTAAAAGAAAAAACTAAAGAATGGTTTGATATGACAATAGATGAATCCCCTTATATGATGTATGTATTTGATTTAAAAAAAGAAAAAGAAGGTATTTTAAAAGCAGGTCTTGCTGTTGATAATAAATCAAGGATTCAAACTGTTGATAAAGATAGGAACTTAAATTATTATAATTTAATTAAATCTTTTGAAAAATTAACTGGAGTCCCTATATTAATAAATACAAGTTTAAATTTACCGGGTGAAGTATTAGTAGAAACAATGAATGATCTAAAAGAATTATTTGAAACAAGTGAACTAGATTATATTTATTTCCCTGAAATTAAAAAGTTAATTAAAAAATGAATTTAAAATATTATTATTGGTGTTTTCCAAAAGCTATTACAGTTAAAGTATGTGATGATATAATTAAATATGCGAATGAAAAAAAAACTCAAAAAGGTGTAATAGGCTCATTAGACAAAGATAATTTAAATGAAGAACAAAAAAAACATTTAAAAAGTATAAGAGATTCGGATATAGTTTGGTTAAACGATAAATGGATTTATAGGCACATACAACCTTTTGTCAGAACAGCAAACAAAGAAGCTAATTGGAATTTTGAATGGGATTGGTCAGAAGAAATGCAATTTACAAAATATAATAACGGACAGTACTATGATTGGCATATGGACAGTAATGATGGACCTTATAATAAACCTGAATTTCTAGGAATACATGGTAAGATTAGAAAACTTTCAGTGACAGTTCAATTAACTAATCCTGATGAGTATGAAGGTGGAGAGTTAGAATTCCAACCACGAATGAACCGCGATCCTTTAGAAACATATATAGAAGAACGATCTTTTGAAAAAGGTACTATAATTGTTTTTCCTTCGCACATCTATCATAGAGTAAGACCAGTTACAAAAGGAACAAGATATTCATTAGTAATGTGGAACCTTGGATATCCATTTAGATAATTTATGTATAAAAAAGATAAATATAAAATAATAAGAAATGCAATCTCAAAAGAAAAAGCTAATTTTTTATATAAATATTTTAAATTAAAAAAACAAGTTGCTAAAACAATGTTAGAGCATAATTGGATGTCTCCTTACGCAACAGAATGGGGTTGTTGGAATGATCCTCAAATAAAAAATACATACATTATTTATGGAGATCCTGCATTTGATCTTTTACTAGAAGAACTAAAACCTATTTTATCAAAAGAAACTGCTTTAGAGTTAGTTGAACAATATAGTTTTGCAAGATTATATAAAAAAGGAGATGAATTAAAGAGACATAAGGATAGACTTAGTTGTGAGATTACAGTTACTCTAAATCTTGGAGGAAATTTATGGCCAATTTTTATTGAAACTGATCCCACTAAAGGTAAAAAAGATTTTTATGGATATAAATCTGATTACACTAAAGGGACTCAAGTAGATTTAGGACCAGGTGATTTAGTTGTTTATGATGGCATAAATTTAGAACACTGGAGAGAACCATTTGAAGGTGATATTTGTGGACAAGTCTTTTTACATTACAACACCTTAGAGTCATCTATCAAATATAGTAATAAATTTGATAACAGACCGCACTTAGGTTTACCTGACGATTTTTGTTCTAAACGTCTTTATAAATATGATGATAAAAAAGAAATAATTTCTGATAAATTAAAAAATAATATTTGATTATCTATCAATATTGACATTTTTTAAAGTGTACAAAAATTAAAAAGCATATATAGTAAGGAATTATGCTACAAAAAATTCAATTTAAACCAGGTTTTAACAAACAACAAACAGAGACCGGAGCCGAAGGTCAATGGGTGGATGGTGATAATGTACGTTTTAGATATGGTCAAGCTGAGAA